GTCCTGAGCCGTGTATTTCCCTTTCGCAAGGTCATACGCCGTCTTAACCGCTTTCGGCGTCGCTGCGACGCTCTCAGACGTGCTGTCGGTCGCGCTGCTTAACTGAGTGAAACCCTTTGCGGTGAGCGTGGCGTCAGGATGGCGGCGGGACTGCTCATGCTCCGCGAGCCTGTCGTCGACGTAGTCCTGCGTTGCCATCACCGTTGAGGTATCAATCGTCAGCTCGACTGACTCGATGTCGCTCACCATGATAACCATACGCACGGTCTGCGCTCGCCCTGAGCCCTCTGCGAGCGCTGGCTTGTAGCTTTCGGCCATATTGCCGACCGCAATCAGCGTGCCGGTGTCATCATAGAGCCCGAGCTCGCGCATCCAGAAACCGCCGGTCTCCGGCGGGATAAGCAGCTCCGCAACGACGTAATTTTTATTTTTTTTGTCCTGGCTGATTTTGTTCAGCGCATGACGCCAGACCTCTTTGACGAGTTTTGTCTGGTTCGGGTCAGGCACCGGCAGCGTGCCGCCACCGTCACCCACGGCCATCGCCGTCAGATTCACCTTTTTCCCGTCAGGGAGGGTCGCTGCAGCCAGTTTGATTGCACCGGCTTTGGTGATGACCGTTTTGTATTTCACTGTCATTGTGCTCTCACTTATCCGGGGTAAACCGTGATGATGTCGCCGTCATAGGACAGAGCGCCGGTGTAGAGGTAGCCGGGGATATCCTGAATAATATTGAGGCCGATTAAATGGCGGCTGGCGGGCTTTGCATCGGCAATTAGCCGCTCCATTTCGTAGTACATTTCCTCGGTGATGCCGGTCTCCAGCACGCCGATATCGAGGCGAAACGTGCCGGGCGGGTCGTTTGTCTCCCACCACTCAGAGACGTTAATCAGGTAGCCAAGCGGCTCCACCACGCGGCGCACTGCGCCAATCGTCCCCTTGTGCGCGTGGATAAACCACGCCGCGCGGATCACTTCCCGTTTTGTTTCCTCCGGCCAGCTCTCATCCCAGCGGTCAACGGAAAACGCCCACGCCAGCCACGGCAGCAGGTTTGCCGGGCAGTCGTCAGGGCTCCAGAGACGGCGCAGGGGAACGGGGGTGTTTTCGATTTCAGCGCAGGCGCGCGCGGCGGCAACCTCCAGCGGCGAGGAGCCCACCGGCAACAGGCGGGTGTCATTCATCATTGCCCCCTATGGTGACGCTGTACTCGCTGCACCATGACGCCTGCGTGTCATCGAGCACAATGTCGGCCACCGGCGCGGCCAGCTCGACGCGCTGCACCCCTTCGACGTGAAGCGCCGCATAGATGGCAGATTTACGGATGTCACGCCCGAGCCGGTGCTGCGCGCTGATATATGCCTGCAGCTTTGCTTTTGCCGCACTGAGTACCGGCTCGCTTTCGGGACCGGGGTAAAGGTAAAGCGACGCGGTGATTTTATAGTCGACGATTTTTGCTGACTGCACGGTCACGCGGTCGGCAACCGGCCGGACGTCCTCGTCGTTAAGCGCAGTGCGCACAATGGCGAGCAGCTCGTCAGAGGCCACGCCGTTATTTTCACGCGACAGCACCGACACGGTCACACACGCAGGCTCTGGACTGATGACGGAAATATCCGCGACACGCCCGTCGGCGCTGCGGCCATGAAACTGATATGCGCCGGTTGAGCCTGCGGTACTCAGTCCCTCAAAAGCCTGCTGAATGCGCAGGCGGTAGTCTGTGTCAGACTCCATCACGGCAGGCGTCGGCGGTAATGTCGTGTCGTCTGCAGGCGTGATGACGAGGCGCTCGACGTTATAATTTCCGCCTATCTGGTCAAGGTCGGCATCTTCTGCATACGCCAGCATGACCGCACGCGCGGCCTCGTTGACGCGCTGTCGCCAGATAACTTCCCGGTAGGCGTTTTCCTGCAGCAGCTTAACAATCGGCTCTGATTCGAGCGTCAGGGTGCGCGCGACGGCCTCCTGTTGTTCTTCTGGGTATAACGAAACGAGCGTTGCCTTGCGCTCGCTCAGGATGCTCTCATAGTCCAGCACTTCCACGACATCGGGCGCGGCGAGCTGGTTCAGGTCAACAATTGCCATAGCGTTTAACTCAGTGGAATGGTGAGGGAAAAGGGCTGGCCGTTAGCCGAACGCGTGCCGGTGATGTCGACATACAGCACGCCGTCATTCTCCGACCGCTCAAAGGTGATGCTTGTCAGGCTGACGCGGGGCTCCCATTTCTGGATCGCGGAATAACACGCGGCCATAATCTGCAGGCGCAGCGCCGGGGTCTGCGGCTGGTCAATCAGAGCCGACAGGAGCGAGCCGTATTCACGGCGCATGACGCGCGAGCCTATCGGCGTGACCAGAATGTCGCGCACGCTTTGCCTGATATGCTCGACCTCCGAGATACTGAGGCCGGTCTGGCTGTTCATTCCCAGATAACGCACTGTCATTGCGTCCCCTTAGTCCAGCTTCCGCCGCTCTGTACGTTGCCGTGTGCATGGTCATCCACCTGCACGCCGTTTGAGGTCAGTTTCCCGCCGGTGTGCTCGATGTTCCCGGTCATCTTCCCGCCTTGCTTCACTTCGAGCGTGCCGGTCGTCAGCTTGTTGGTGCACACCACCTCCGGCGTATCGAGCGTAATGCGGGTTTCCGCTTTCACCAGTACCAGTGGCACGGTGGCCGTAATGGAATCCGACGCGGTGACGTCAGCGGTTTTTATGCCTGACACGGTGAGCGCCCCGTTTTCGGGCTCATACTCAATAACCGCCCCATCAGGAAAGGACACGTGAAGCGCATCAGGGGAAGCAGACGGCGCGGGATTGTCGTCAGAGAATATGCCGGGCAGCACAAACGCCGTATCGAGTTCGCCGCCAACAGCCAGTAAAAGCACCTGCTCACCAACGGAGGGAGCCCACCATACGCGCGAGCGACCGGCGCGACAGGTAAGCCAATTCAGCCAGGTGGTTTCCATGCCGCCTGTCTGGACACGACACAGCCCCTCGTCGTGGTCGACGTCGGTCACGATGCCGGTGCGGATAAGGTTGCGGATCGCGCGAGCGATATCCTGCAGAGAATTTATATTATTCATGGGGAAAGGATGCCCTTGGACGAGGCCAGCGGCAATTCAGGTGGGTTTTATGAGGGATGAAACAACAATCAGTAACGCAAGTAACATATGGATTAGTCGTTAAGATTATCAGAGGCATTTAGTATGCTAGATAAAAAAAGCCCCTTTTATAAGGGGCAAAACAAAATAAGATCAATTTTTTGTTGTTAATCTATCAAGTCCTATTTGTCTTGAAACAGAATTATAACTTATCCCAGATACGGCGCAAATCTGTTGCACTTCTGCATCAGAGCGTTCAAACATATACAAATAATTTAATATGATACTTTTCACTAAATTATCTGCAACTGGATTTTTCTCAAGACTTTGGAGTATTCCATTCAGATGCTCAACAGATATAGAATTCCCTAATTCAAGCATGGTCGCCAACTTAAGAATCCTACCTGCGTTTGAATCATGAGCATCACATAGCTCGTCAATTACTGGCTGTAGATTATTACTACCGATTGAAGAAGAAATCTTTGTTAAAAATGTATAACTCAACCCTACCACCAACTGAAATAAGAAGTGTTTCGCCATCTCTTTTAACTGCAGCTGAGTTAGGTTTTCACCATTTTGCTCTGATATTTTTCTTTCAATAGCATCCAGTACAACTTCAGTTTCATCCTTAATATATCCCATGAAAAAATCAAGAGATCTAAGAGGAGCATCAATGGCCTCTCCCAATAATCTTTTCTTCTGAGGAACTTTTAGAGAACCGTAATAATTCCTAGACAATTGGCCAAGTATCTCTAGGGATTTAAATGTCAGGTTCATTTCTTTAAGTAGATCTATACCTTCCTCAGTTTTTGGAACATCCTTATTTTCAACATGAACGTCATCTTCAAAACTATCAATATCCCCCCCTGTCTCAAATCCGTCCTTACTGTCTTCTATTTGTCGGCGTAACTGAAGGCGATCTTGTTTTTGGAAATTAATGTTTGGAAGAGAATCCACGATGTCATTAATGAATTTAATATTCATTTCAAGCTTTGCGGGTTTATTTTTCCCGAATAACTTACTCGCCTGTTCAACAACCTTTTCAAGAATAGATTCATCTCTTGAGTGATGAGTTAGAAACATTAATATACTCATACTCCTTCTTTTACCAAGAGTGCTTACGAGACCATTAATTATCTCAACTGTTTTTTCATCCCTAATGCTTTCTGCCAAATGTTTAGCGATGAAGAAATAATATACATATGGGTATTTGAATTTGTAATAACCACCATCCTTCTGCTCCATAATCTTAGCCTTGACCAGAAGAGACATTCTATTTTCATAATCAATCCTCACACCATAATCATGACAGAATGTACTGTTAAAGTCCCAAAGATTATCTGATGTCTCCTCTTGAATATTCTGAATGAAATAATGATATGATAATTCCTTCACATAATTAAAAAACTCATCTAGCTCTTCTTTTCTAACAGACGCACTTCCTAAACTATGTGTAATGAGGTATTCATAATAATAACCATATGAACTAGCATTGACATCCAAGGAATTTCCATTCTCCATTGATTGTAACATTGTCAAGAGAAAGAATGGGGTGGACGGTATGTAATTTCTTCCAATAATTCTTGTTATAGTTTTGAATGCAAGGTCGTTTTTTGCTAGCAAGATTTTACGTTCATTATTACACTCTTCTTTTAGTGAGTTCCATTTATGAACTAAGTCATATCTGAGTTTATAACCAAGTCGCAATATCTCATATTTATCATAAGTCTCATCAAAATAGTTTTCACCAATTAGCTCACTTCCGTTAAAGTCAAAGCTATCACTAACTGATATTATTACAACATCGAATACTCGATTAGTTTTTTCCAAGAAAATCTCTACGGACTTTCTATCCCCACGGATTAAGTCAAATCCATCGATCAATGCCACCTTGGTAAATTCACTATTGATAAAATCTGCCAAGCTCAAATTTTCATATTGAGAATCAAGAAGTTTACTTAATATCTTATTGTACTCTAATCCAGCACGCTTGAGCGCCCCACCATCAATTAACAATGGCAGACATCCTTTCTTTGCAGCATCAAGAAAATATTTTTTTAATAATGTAGATTTACCACAGTATTCATCACCGATAAGAATTACTCTGCTATGATCACCCGAAAGAATATTTTCAGACGAGAATTTTTTCATATCAAGTTTGTTATCACCATCTAATTTTTTAAGATTAGGATAGATAAAAACATCCTCAAGATCTAAATCATCCTTATCCGGATGAATGAAGTTAACTCCAATATCTTTTAAAGATTTTAGATAATCAAACTTGACAATGTGATTATTAATACTTATAGAATTACTCTTAATAATTTCACTCTGTCTAACTTCATTGATTTTTGTGTAGTCCTCACCTTGCCATTTATAATTATTTACAACGATATCATTTTCTTCGAATCTGAAAGTTGTAAATCCATTATCCTCACTCCAGTCATCATCAAATGACATGGCTTCAAGCATAAGGCACTTATTACTTTCGCTTTCCATTCTTAAGTTATCTTCAATGTGTTCATGACCTGTTATTACAATGTTGCTGGACTCGCGTAAAATATTCCTCAGCTCTTTGTGATTATTAGGCTCGAGCCATGATAATGGGTGATGTAACATGGTTATATTTACATCACATTGCGAAGGTTCTATTACATATTTTGTAGGGAAGGACATACCGCCCCCTTTTTCATGTAATTGTGAACACCATGCTGTATTGAAAGTTGTAATACTTACTTTCCTATGGCCTAAGTCAAGAATATAGTTTTTTGATAGCTTATTCTCATGCCTGGGTTCAAATGTTGTTAAAGACTTTTCAAAGTTATAGTATGAATTCATTCCCTCAGTAATTAGATCTATTGACTGATCATCAAGAGTATCGACGTCAGCCTTTAATAATTGATTACGAACAATCGATTTATAAATTGAAAAATCATGATCGTGATTACCTGGGCACATAATCAAATCATATTTTGTAGCTAATTCTTCGAAATGGTCGTAAATATAACCATACTCCTCTTCCCTACCACTATAAGCTACGTCCCCAGACACCAATACAAATATCTTATTATAATCTATAGACAATACATTAATATATCGTATAAACGCATCTAATTTTTTTATCACTCTATCTTTGTTGTCTTTTTTAATATGTATGTCACTGATATTTATGAACAGCGCATTTTCCATTATGCATCTCACTGTGTTTGTTGGATAAATCAGATTGGTAGCATTATATTGTTTCCATTACAAACATTAATCAACCCCCAATTTCTATTGTTCCAATAAAACTGCAACCATATGATCTTAAATGGAAAAAAAAGCTTAATCTGCGTACCTCACCAAAATCACATTGTCCTGAGTTGTCGCTTTGCAGAAAAACTTGATCAACATCACTTTTTCTCTATTGCTATGATTAAGTTTCTATAATGTTCAAAATACACTTGAGAAGAAATGCTTTCTCCTCCGATGAAAATCCGAGCAACTTACGTTCCGCATACTGCACAACATGTGTATGTGGATTTGGCCGGTCTTTAAGACCGTACTGATGAATCCGTGCGATGCGCTGTACCTTGCCGGTAAATTCCACCACAGCACCGTTTTCACGGCCACTGGCTTTCATGTACCGGTTAGTGCGCAGTTTTTGAAACATAGCCCGTTTAATCCGCCCGGTCTTTGCCCTGAGCGGTTGACGTTTTCGCGCCTGATACGGTGAGCCGTCCGGAGCTTTTTGCTGTTTGATACGCTGCTGTTGCGCCGTTCTGAGCTGCTTCGCTATCTCTCCGGCAAGCTTGCGACGCCCTGCGGGTGACAGGGCAGCAAGCAGCCCGGCGAGCTGGTTGTCAAAAGGCTTAAAGTCACTCATCCCATTTGCTCACCAGTTCGCCGTTAATATAGAGCTCTTTCGGCCGCGTGACCGGCTCAGGCAGCGGAGGCTCAGGGGCATAGCTGACATGCAGCGCGCCGTTTTCCTCTTTAATGAGGGTGCGCTCGGTAAGCTGCAGGCTGATGCTGATATCGACACTGTCCTCGTCGTTTAAATCCATCTGGAAACGGTAGCCCTTTTTGCGTCCGTCATCGAGCGTGCAGATATCCGGCTGATGCTCACGCAGCCACGCGGCCACCGGCACGAAAATCAAATCAGGGTCGCCCACAAAGTCACACACGATCACATTCAGGGTGTAAATTTTCTCGTGGGACAGGGAAGCCGCGAGCCGCGCATCGATATTCCCCTCGTCGGCAAAAATGCGCATCATCTCGGGATTGGTTTTAAGCTGCGGAACGGCGTCAGTTAACGCCTTGCGCAGGCTAATTGCTTTCTTCATCGAGTTTATCCTGACAGTCTTTGACGGTTTCAACCTGCAGCGCGCAGGCGGCAAGCGCGTGCTCAAGCCTGCGTATATCGGCGCTCAGGTCGCCATTAGTGGCCGGGTCGCTTCCCGGCATCGGGCAATAGCTCACCTTCGGGCAGGCGCTGTAAACAATGACCGGCGGAGGCGCAACCGGCACGGGTGTGCAGCCTGCGCACAACATCAGGCAGCTTGTCGCTATACCAGCGGCGTAACGTTTCATTCTCATTAATCAGCCTCGTAATGGTTTCTTCCCGTCGCACGGCCATTGCACCGGCAGCGATTAACTCACCGCGTAAAGTGATCTGCGCGGTTTCGTTTTTTCTGGCAATTCCCTGCGAAACGGAAAGCTGGTTTTTCAGCATCCCGATCACGTTTTTCTGTTCAACTGCCACCTTGTTTGCCCGTTCAAAGGAGCGCGTCAGGTTGCCGTTTTCATAACGCTGCCAGAGCACAACCGCCATCAGCGCGATCAGTAAAAACAACATCACTTTCATTGAATCCCCCTAAGACAATAGGCACGCTCGCGCGCGCGGCGGTTTTCCAGCCCATTGTTTACTTCGCCATTCACGTAAACCCAGCGGGTGAGCTGGTCGCACGCCTGCGGCCATTGCTGGAGCTTGATAAGCGAGACCAGCGTCGACCGGCAGGCAGCACCGGTTCCCACGTTGAATGAAAAACTGACCAGCGCGTCGTAAACGTGCTGCGGCATTTTCACCGGCGCGCATACGGCCAGACGTTTCTCGACGTTCAGCACATCCGCGACGAGGTTCGCCGCCGCCTGCCGTTCGGTGATTTCCCCTTTCGGGACGACACCTGCAGTGTGGCCGATGCCCGACGTCCACACTCCCGCGCTGCACTGGTAAGGCATCAGGCGACAACCTTCGAGGTCGGCAATCAGCGCCAGCCCCTCGGGCGAGGTGTTAAGCAGACGAAAGTCAGGCACCAGCGCCGCCAGCGCCAGCACGGCGGCCACACTGCACGTTTTAACGATTGATTTCACGAGTAGCCCCTTTATCGAGTCCGAGCGATGTCAGGTAGAGGTACGTCTTGCGCTTAAACCAGTAGTTCGTCAGCGCGGTAAAAATGGCGCATCCGCCGCCCACGTAAAGCGCCATCTTTTCGGGGGACATTGCCCCGACATACGCCAGCCCCACGGCCAGCCAGTAGGCAATAAACGTGGTGATTTTTTCCATACTCAGTCCCATAGATTCACCGTTTCGGTTCTGGCCGCGCTCTCGGTCTCGGGCAGCTCTACTGCCGTACCGTGCGGCAGGATCACACCGAGCTCAGACAGGCCGGGATTAGCCTCTAAGACGGTTTCGACCACGCCCTTAGTGCGCCCGTAGTACCGGGCGCAAATCGCGTCGAGGGTGTCACCCTGCAGCGCATACGCTTTCATCAGATTTGCCCCACAATGCAGCGCGCTTTATCCTGGATGCGCGCCACTGACCAGCGCATATCCCGCCACATTTCATCGATAGTGCTGTCGATACTGTCGGCCTTTTTGTCGCCTTTGGCGGTCGCATCCACGCCGCGAAAACGCTCATAAAGCGTGGCCGTCGTCATGGCGCATACGGCGTTGAAGTAGTGGAAAACGCGCACGCTCTCGCCGTCGAGCTGGTCGGTCGGGACATCCGCCAGCGTGGCGTGACCGGCTTCGAGCTGGCGCTCGCGCCATTCGCTCAGCTCCGCGTTCGTCTCCGCGATGGCGGTCTTAATCGCCCGGCGCAGGCGCACGGGGGAAACGGTCTGCTCTAAACGCATTTCCTCCCGCACGCGCTTCGGATCCACGTCAGGAAAAAACGTGGTGTTTTTGATTACCGGCTCGCTCACGCCCGGTGGCGGTATCACCACGCCCGGCACATCCTGCGGCTCTTGTTTTGGCTCAATAATCAGCGTCGTCATGACAACCTCGGGTAATGGGTGGGCGGTGGACGCCGTTCGCAGTCAGGGTAAGGAATACCCGCATTGAACGGCGTGCCGCCCGGCTCGGGGAGCGCTCGGTTAACCTGCGGCTTTTGCCGCCTTTGGTGGACGCCCGCGCCGTGCCGCCGGTTTAGCGGCAGGTTTGCGCGTGCGCGGTTTAGTCTTTTGGGTTTTCGGGGCGGGTTCAGGTTTTGGCCTGAGCTGACGCTCTAACTGCTCGATATCCTTTTTCACCCCGATAGTGCTTTCTAACTGGATCGCACGCTGCAGGTGCGCCAGCGCCTCGGGCAGTTGCTTCGCATCACGCAGCACGTAGCCGGTGATTTTGTGCAGCTTCGCACGCACGATATCGGGCATATCCGCGCGCTCCGTCAGCGCAATGGTGTCTAGCAGGTTCGCCAGTTCGACCGGCTGTTTTGCAGCGAGCAGGCGCTGCGCGGCGAGCGTGACCTCTTCGGCCAGCAGGCACGGCGTCGGACGGCGACCGACCGGCATGGTGAGGCCGTAGGTCATAGCGTAACGGGCAATCTCCAGCGCCCCGGCGATATCGTCAGCATCGAGACGCCACAGCATGACCGTCATGACGATGTCATCCTGCGCCCCTTTACCACTGTCGAGGACGCCAGCCACCCACGGCAGATAGAACGGCAACAGCTCGCGTTTTTTCGCGGCTTTACGCTCTTTTGAACTGATTTGTTTCAGCGTGCGGTTGTCTGCGGCCAGCTTAACGAGCATCTGCTCATAGGCAGTTGCATTACGCAGCGGGACAGCAGCCCGCTGCGCAGTTTCAGAGGCCGAGACCCGCATCATGTGACGCGCTGCGGGACTCGTCATGGCTTACTCTCCGCTTTCCGGTGCAGCAGGTGCGGTGAAATCACCGAGCGTGATATTTTCAATCAGGCACCCGGCGGCGTAAGCCTCTACCACATAGTCAATATTCATTGACTCGTAGTTTTCTACGCGGTCTTTTTTCGGTTCTTCGATGATGGCGCGACGGTGCGCGTCATCCATGAAGTAGATAGAGAGGTTATCGAGACGCGTGACCATCAGTCCATCTGCCGGAAAATACGGCACGCGCACTGCTGGCAGGTTGCCGATTCGCTTCTGGCTGATGATGATGTCAGCGGCCAGCGATTCGGTGTTTGCCTGCTCCTGATTGACGATAGGGAAATATTTATCCGCCATCAGCTTACGCCCGGTGATGACGACGAGCTCCGGGTCATCCTGATAAATCTCATCAATCAGGTTACTGGTGGCATCCATGACCAGCGCGTCGAGGTTCGCATAGTCGCCGTTTTTACCCACGCGGATCACGTCGGAAATGACTGTGCCGTCCTCGTCGGTGACTTTCGACATCACACGCGCTGGCGCTTCATTACGGTACTTCTGCAGCCAACCAACGGCCACATCCTGAAGCAGTGGATTTTTTTTACGGTCGGACGTCGCCGCACGCTCGATGCCGTTGAAACCGGCCATGATGAAATCGAGGGACTGACGTTTGATGATGGCGTCACGGATACGGGTCTGGAAGTCCTGGAATCGCGCCCACAGGTCGAGCTGTTTGTAGCGGATATGGAAGTCAAAGTTAATCTGCGCGCACTCGTATTTATTGGACTCCAGCGCGGTGAAATCAGCGGTCTTACGCTCATCATCACCGGCTGTGTCGGCAGTGCTGGCAATCGTACCGTTAACGCCCACCCCGACTTTTTCGCCTTTCAGCTCGTCGACCGGCACGATGTTGATTTTGGTCAGAAACGCGGATGACATCTGCAGCGTGGTCATCAGGGTTTGCGTGACCGACGGCTCGACGGTGAATTTCTTCGCCACGTCATCGGTGGAAACGCCGTTCAGCTCCGCAACGCGGGACAGGTAGGCATTAAATTTGAAGCGGGTATCTTTACGCATGGTTATTCCTGTTCGGGTAATAGGTATCAGGCCGGGCTGCACGCCCGGCGGGTTATCAGCAGTTGGTCAGCAGCTCGTCGCCGGTACCGCCTTTTGAAAGCTCGCGGCGCGGCTGGCGCTGGCTTTCAGTGCTGTCGAGGGAGCTTTTCAGTGAGGTAAACGCCTGCGCGTTTTCATCGACTTTGCTGGTCACGTCCTGCTTAAGCTGCGCAAAAGCTGTCTCCAGCTCGGTGATGCGCTGGTCGGTGGCGTTGAGATTGGTTTGCACCTGCTCGGTAACGGTGGTTACCGCCTCATGCACATCGGCGAAACGGGCGTCATCGCTGGCCTGCTTACGGCCAAAAATGGCTCTGACCTTATCGGTCAGGCTGTTGAGCATGGTGTCGGGAACGTCCTCAAATTCCAGCTCAGCCAGTGAGGCCACAGAAAATACGTCGTCCGGCTGGTCTTTTTTACCGGCGAGCGGGTTTTGCGTGGCGCGGCTGCAGAATTCGAGGTATTCCGTACCGAGGCTAGCCGGGTCATCGGTGACGGCCAGGCCAACGAGGTAACATTTACCGCTGTTGGCAAAGTTCGGGCGGATCTCCATGGAGGTGTAAACCTTCTGCCCGGCCTTAACCATGCTGACCAGCTCGTCGAGCGGCTGGATTTTGCCAAACAGCGCTTTTTTGCCATCGAGCGCAGAGCCATCGCTGATAATCTCCGCCTTAAGCTCGGTTACATCGCCATAACGTTTAAACTGGCTGTCAGGCATCAGCCCCCGGATATGTTCGAGGTTAATGCGGCAGCCGTAGACGCGCGGGTCGAACGTGTCGGCCATATCCTGAATATCATCGCCGCTGATGACGCGGCCATCGCAGGTGTCACCCTCGACGCCGATGCGAAACCATTTAGAAACTTTCTTTGCCATTGTTCAGGTGTCCTGATGTTGGGTTTTCGGGTCGGGGTTAGTTTCCCGACTCTGACCCGTATCAGCCACCGCTTACGATCTGATTAGATCTGACACAACAAGCACTTAGCGCGAATAACCCCCTATTTCCTTAGCCTTGCCACGTCACACCAAAAACGAGGCAAGCATGACAATTTCAACTGACCTTTCTCTGTTAAATGACCCGCGACGAAAGGCGCGGCTGTTGTACTGGCAGGGGTTCGCCGTGCCGCAAATCTGCGACATGCTGCAGCTCAAGCGCCCGACCGTTCAGAGCTGGAAACAGCGGGATGGATGGGAAGAAACCGCGCCGATTAACCGCGTGGAATCGACATTAGAGGCGCGGCTTATCCAGCTCTACGCTAAGCCAGACCTGACCGCGCATGACTTCAAAGTCGCGGATTTTTTGTCGCGCCAGATGGAGCGGCTCGCGCGCATTAACCGCTACGGCCAGACCGGAAACGAGGTTGATTTAAACCCCAATATCGCCAGCCGTAACAAAGGTGATCGCAAAAAGCCGAAACGCAATTTCTTCAGTGATGAAGCGATTGAAAAGCTGGAAGAGATTTTCTTCGACCAGTCGTTTGACTATCAGCTCCGCTGGCATAAAGCGGGATTAGAGCACCGTATCCGCCACATCCTGAAATCCCGCCAGATTGGCGCGACGTTCTACTTTGCGCGCGAGTCACTCCTGCGCGCGCTTAAGACCGGGCAAAACCAGATATTTTTGTCGGCCAGTAAAACGCAGGCTTACGTGTTCCGTAAGTACATCATCGCCTTTGCCCGTCTGGTTGACGTCGACCTGTCAGGCGACCCGATTGTCATCGGCAACAATGGCGCTGAGCTGATTTTTCTCGGGACCAATTCCAACACCGCGCAGAGTCACAACGGCGACCTGTATGTCGACGAAATTTTCTGGATCCCCAATTTCCAGAAGCTGCGCAAAGTCGCCTCGGGCATGGCCTCGCAGTCGCACCTGCGCACCACCTATTTTTCGACCCCGTCGACGCTGGCGCATGGCGCTTACCCGTTCTGGTCAGGCGAGCTGTTTAACCGTGGCCGCAGTAACCGCGAAGAACGTGTCGACATCGACATCAGTCATCAGGCGCTTGCCGGTGGCATGTTATGCGGGGACGGCCAGTGGCGGCAGATTGTCACCATTGAGGACGCGCTCGCCGGTGGGTGCACCCTGTTTAACCTCGACCAGCTTAAGCAGGAAAACAGCGCGGATGACTTCCGTAACCTGTTTATGTGCGAGTTCGTCGACGATAAGGCGTCGGTATTCCCGTTCGAGGAGCTGCAGCGCTGCATGGTCGATGCGATGGAAGAATGGGAGGACTTCGAGCCGTTCGCCGAACGTCCGTTTAACTGGCGCCCTGTCTGGATTGGCTATGACCCGTCACACACCGGCGACAGCGCAGGCTGTGCGGTGCTGGCTCCTCCGCTGGTTGCCGGTGGTAAGTTCCGCATTCTTGAGCGTCACCAGTGGAAAGGCATGGACTTTGCCGCGCAGGCCGAGGCCATCCGGGCGCTGACCGAAAAATACACCGTCGACTATATCGGCATCGACGCGACCGGCATCGGCCAGGGTGTTTACCAGCTCGTGCGCTCATTCTTCCCGGCGGCACGAGCCATCCGCTACACGCCGGAAATGAAAACCGCGATGGTGCTGAAAGCAAAAGACACCATTCGACGCGGGTGTCTGGAATATGACGCCGGTGCGACCGACATCACTCAGTCATTTATGGCTATCCGCAAAACCATGACCAGCAGTGGCCGCAGCGCCACCTATGAAGCCAGCCGCAGTGAGGAAGCCAGCCACGCAGATATCGCGTGGGCGACCATGCACGCCCTGTTAAACGAGCCGCTTTCCGCAGGTAGCGGTATGCAATCAAGCTCAATTCTGGACATTAACTAAGATGAAAAAACGCCAAAATAAACAGCCAAAACAGACCAACATGACCGCCAGCGCACCGCAGAAAATGGAGGCATTCACCTTTGGCGAACCGTCACCCGTTCTGGATCGCCGCGACATTCTCGACTATGTCGAGTGCATCAATAACGGCAAATGGTACGAGCCGCCGGTCAACTTCTCCGGGCTGGCGAAAAGCCTGCGCGCCGCCGTGCACCACAGCTCCCCGATTTACGTGAAGCGCAATATTCTGACGAGTACCTACATCCCGCATCCGTTGCTTTCACGTCAGGATTTCAGCCGCCTTGTGCTCGATTATCTGGTCTTTGCCAACGGCTATCTTGAAAAGCGCATGAGCGTCACCGGCCAGCTTTTTAAACTGGAAACCTCCCCGGCCAAATATACCCGCCGTGGCGTGGAAGATGGCGTTTACTGGTACGTGTCGGACTTCACGCACCCGCACCAGTTTGCGCCCGGCTCGGTGTGCCATTTGCTGGAGCCCGACATCAATCAGGAGCTCTACGGTATGCCGGAATACCTGAGCGCGCTCAATTCCGCCTGGCTGAATGAATCCGCCACGCTGTTTCGTCGCAAGTATTACCAGAACGGCGCGCACGCGGGTTACATCATGTACGTCACCGACGCGGCGCAGAGCAGCACTGACGTAGAGTCCCTGCGATCCGCGATGAGGGACTCGAAAGGGCTAGGGAATTTCAAAAATCTGTTTTTCTATGCCCCGAACGGGAAACCGGATGGCATTAAGATCGTGCCGCTGAGTGAAGTCGCCACAAAGGATGATTTTTTTAACATCAAGAAGGTGAGTGCCGCCGACCTGCTCGATGCGCACCGCGTACCGTTCCAGCTTATGGGCGGCAAGCCTGAAAATATCGGCTCGATGGGGGATATTGAGAAGGTGGCGCGGGTTTTTGTGCGTAACGAGCTGACGCCGCTGCAGGAGCGGTTTAAAGAGATTAACGATTGGTTAGGAATGGAAGTGATCCGCTTTAAGGATTACAGCATCGAGACCGACTAAACCCGCCCCAAATGCCGCCTCCGGGCGGCACATCCTCAGAGCAAGCCAGACGCTGCACATACGACGCAAGCGCCCGACATCACCTTGATCGACTTCACATCACAGCGCCACACCACGACGCGCACAGACGCGCAAAATAAATCCTGTCAACACGTCTGGCGCGCAGTGCTATCCCCGCCTCGCCTGCCCGCTTAACGAGTGAGTTTTGATGCAAGTGCAATAGTAACTTTGAGCTGCATCAACACTGCCCTGAGATGTCGACAACGTGTAATCCTGACGCATGCAGATTCATGCACCTTATTAATGCAATGCTTATTTAGATTCAATTTGAATTTTATAGTTTGTAAAATCAGCTTTTGCTATCAGTATCTCAATATTATTTTTTTGGGCGAAACTCTCGATAAAAACTCGCATATCTCCAGCTAAACGTTCACCAACGATCACTGCATCAACGCAGCACTTTTCAAGTGGTACAGCGAAGCCCGGAATTTGTTCATAAACATTCTCGCCTTTAAGATATTTTAAACTCCGTACTTCTTCTTCACCGCTCCAATCAGTATGCTTAGTCAGTGAAAAACCAGCATCTATAGTAACCTGCTCTCCACGCATTTTCTCAAGAAGGTGCTTATAAATATTAATTTTGGGTGCTTCATGAGTATAAATAACATCAGAAAACTCAACACCGGAAGATTTAAGTTTCTCCTTGTTGTATGCAAAGCAGATTCCTTTCATACCATTACCGTAATACCCCCACATTAATCGACTATCATATCTTTTTGTAAAGCAAGCAGTCGCCACACTCTTCTGAAACTCTTTTAAAAGTCCAATAGCAAAACCATCCCCCCAGTGAGCATCTATGTACTTATAAATTGGCTCCATATCATCATAATAAAAACACCTTTCAATCTCCTTTGCATTCTCTTCGAGAAATTTTGTCTTCTTAAGAATAGTTGCAATATCCGTTTTGTTAAGTTGCTTCAGAGCGTCCCTATCGAAATTAAAAAACATTTCAAATGGGTCATTAAGACCGCTAATTTTGGAATGCCAGATTGAATTATTAACAAGTTCATTAATTGTATTTATGTTATCTCCTCGGAACCTAAATAGGTGATTTTCAGCCGATAAATTCATAATGACTCCATTTGAAACCAATCAAAAGAAAGACTCTAACGCCTATCAAGCTTGTTGTTCAACCCCTACAGTGATGGAATCATGTTTCAAATCAGGGAAACCATGGTCAACGTGCTGTATTAAATAGTGGTCCTAGGCTCTTTGAATACACCCCGATTTTGAGTGCGCCAACTCGTCTCTAATCTGATATGGCGAATCCCGACCATCCATGTAGAACATCGTAAATAAATTTTTTGTCGCCATAAATCACCGTTGCCCCACGCGCCAGCGCGTTAAGCTCCCACCGTTCCGGGGTAATGCCCTCCTGAGCCAAATCAAAACGAATTTTTGCGACGCGATCCCTTTCGGGTTTTGTCATCCTGGCTGATGGTGCTTGCTCGCTCGTTTTAAGCGGCGCATTGCTTCTTTGCTGGCGATTTTTGCACGGAGCGCTAGCTCTTAACGCGCCGTTAAGCACCTTCATGACGTCTGGCTCATTCCAGCCGATAACCCCGCGTTCAATCAGATTTAACACCGCTGCGGCTTGCTCAGACGGTGTGGGTGTCATAACTGGATCACCACCGGCGGTGAGCTTTCCACAGTTATTGACAGGACTCCGAGGCGCGGCAGAGCCGCTTTTTAAGGTCAAAGGCTCAACGGCCAAAACCTTTGGAACGATGCGCCATTCGGCTGTACGGGTTACATGGACACGATTAGCCCCGAGATGAGGGGCATAAATCCCGACAACCCTCTCGATATCTTCCTCGTATTCGTTGACCTCATCCGTCACCTTACGGGCGACCCTGACCGCCTGAGCATCACGCGGCATGTTTGCCCCACCCTGCGCGATGATGTACCGCTCAAAGTCCCCCTCATCTGCAGCAGCTCGCGCGGCCTCGACCCTGTCGTCAAACTCGCAGGCAATACTCACCCCACGCGGCAGTTTACGCAGTTCACGGTAAGCGCCCATCGTCGGGAGACCAATCGGTTTAAACTGAGGGATACGCCATGTTGACGCCCATGCGGTGACGGCTGCGGCCGTATCTTTCAGAGGCTTGCCGGTGTCGTGATCGAGCTGGTCGTCGAGCGCGTAACCGTCGATATTTTTTGCAATGTATTTAGCGATATAACCCGCCGCTCCGCCCTGATTAAGATGGCGTGACTCAAAGCGCTGTTTTGACGCGCCCTTTTCGTGTCCGTCCTCTTTGAGGGCATAACGACGCATAATTTCGTTAATGGCTTTACGCTGACCGGGTTTGCAAAACAGCATCATGTGCCAGTGTGGCGTGCCGTCATGGTGCGGTTCGACAACGCGCATCCCGTAAACCTCTAAATCGTTATCTTTGAAAGCTGTACGCATCAGGCTCCAGATTCGGCACAGATAGCGCTGGCCGTCTTTGGGTGTGAATGCTGTTTCGTTCCATCCGTGATTGAGCTGCACCGTTTTAATTTCACCTCTGCCAACCTGACGGGTCGGGTGATACTTCGACGGCGTGGTCAGCGTGATAAACATCCCCACGTCACCCACGCTGGTCGCGTAGCGTTCAATCCCGGCGATAGTGTTCATCAGCTCCATGCGGCGTATTTCAGGGTTAGAAATACTCCCCATGACCTTACTGATGAGGTCGATACGTTCGCCGGTGACTTTGTTTTCCAGTTCACAGGATTTCAGGTATTCGAGATTAGCCAGGCGGCGCGAGTGAACATCGCGGATCGCCATTTTGCTTGCGTAAGGTGAACGGTCTTTGTTGACCTCACCGGCAGCAATGAGCAGCGCCTCGCGCCAGCGCATCCTCTGCGCCTTAAGCTGATTAGCCCACCACTCATCTTTTATCAGTCGTGAAATAGCGGAAAATGCCATGCGGATCGTCATCTGACCCTTACGGTATTTTTTCCAGTACATCGGGGTGATGTTAAATGCGCGAGCAATACCGGCCACTTGCCCGTATAGGTGCGACTGAGCTTCATCGGTGAAAAGTGTCTCTTTCCCGCCGTGAGCCTCCGCCCATGCGTCGCTTAACTCCTCATATTTGCACCAGAGCTGAGAGGCAATTCTGGCAGCAAATTTCCTGAGCTCTTTGTCGTTCATATCCGGCAGGCGTGCATATTCATCCCGCGCAGACAGAAAACCAATCGAGGCGGATTCATTCATCCCGCACAGCTCATTAACACGCTCAAGACGCGGCAGCAACTTGCGCTCAAAAGTGTTTTTAAGGAAATACAGCCCACCCAAAGGGCTCTTTTTACGGCGGATGAAGTTATAACGCGATGTAAACAGCGTTTGCAGGAAAAACGGCAGACGGTCAATCCGGTTTAAAACACCTTGCACCTGACGGAGTTCGGCACGTGTAAGGGGTCTGTCGCGGCCAATGGCCTCTTTTGTGACGTTATTCCAGGGATAAGCACCAACGAATGTATCACTGGTGCCCTTCAAAAATGGTGGTGGTGGCGAGGGGGCAACACGCCCCCGAGGTTCGTTGGACATATTATTTAAAGGCGTCCATACATTGCTTCCCCAAGCGTTCAATTCGAGCTTCCAACGCTGAGAAGCCGGTAAGATCGCTGGTCAAAAGATCATGCAATGCCAAGCCTGAGATAAGCTTAGGGATAGTTGGGTAGTAACCCACAACGTCCAGCCATTCCTTACCTTCATTCTTACCGGATGTGGCAGTCTTCTTCTCCTGCAAAATGAATTGATAGCGGTCGCTGGTAATGACGTACTGGTTATTTATCTCAATGCGTAGGCTCATTTTTTCTTCCTTTTAAAAGTGGTTAGCCAGCTCTACCGAAAATTGCGTTGTGTAACTTTTCCGACTCCTGACCCAATAACTCGATAATCTCGGTGCGATTAAGTTCTGACTTGCTGATGTGCGCGATAAGCCCGTCAAACCGAGAAGAGAAACGGGTCGCCGTGTCGCGCTGTGCCTCGCTTACTGCATGCGCCAGAAGTGCCGAACACATCCCCGGCTGCGCTGTATTTTGCTTTTGCATTTGCCTATCTCCGGACAAAAGGAGTCCCCACGCTGTAAGGCGCGTAATAAAACGAATCCAGATTAATTAATGTAAATACTGCTCAGGCTTTACCGAGGTTAAAATGGTTGGCGCGTACTCAAAAAGACTGAACAACTCTCGCAGAGCGCGGAAAAGTTTCTCACGCCAATAACAGTCCTCCTCGTTCAAACGCCAATGCGGCATCATAAACTCCTGCTCTGTCAGTCCCGCATGAAGAAACAGTGAGCGCCTTTGGCTGACGGTCAGGCGGCTGATGAAAGTTGCTTTTGACGCGCCAAGTTGGCGATACCGGGTGAATGCATTTCTCAATTCATCAAGCGCGCAAACAAGACGCTCACGATCGGCTTCAGACATTTCCTCTAAGCGCATCACAGAGTGACGCTGTTTTAATTGAGCGTGGAAACAAACCGTAAGACGCTCCCGCTCCATCATCTGATTGTAAAAATCACAAGTGTCCTGCCAGCGAGGCTGAGCCAGATACTTGCAGACCAGACCGCGAAGTGCTGTTGGTTGCTTCTGGATCACATCAAGTGTCATGACCGTCATAACTACAGTCCTCTCTTTTTGACCAGGCGGCGAAGCTTCTCGATAACACTCGTCTTACGGGTTCGGATGATGATGCCCTTGCGTCCGCGACCGTGAGTGATAGTGAAGTTGGTAGGTTTAGGGCTTTCTCTTCGAAGCAGCTGTGCAATGCAGCGAGGTTCATTATTCATACTGGCTCCCCTAACCCGAGCCACATCAGCCAACCATCACGAATTTCCTTCGGGCGGCTGTCGTAGGCCATCTTCATCCCCTTGTTCCAGGCAGGCAGATAAACCCAATATTCCCCTGCGCGCCCACTCGTTGACTGTGGATCAGTCATCTCGACTACAGGAAGCTTGCCCTTTTCAATCATGCCTTTAACGGCTGCAGGTGTTTTACCAATAAGGCGCGCGAATTCCTGATATGGAACGGCGTCGCTCACACTATCAATGACCCTATTCATTTGTGAGTATTCCTCGTTAGTGTTTTAATTGCTCCTAATGGCTATTAATTGCCATATTGGAGCCATTAGTTTGCGATAACGAATTGAAGATTACTCCGTTATCGTTTTTCTATCAATAGTGGAGTGTTAATTACGATGATACCCGTAAATGAAAAGCTAGCGATCATGCGTGAGTCAGAACGAATGAATAGGAAAGAATTCAGTGACTTAACAGGCGTTCCATACAGCTCTCTTTCGAGTTACGAGAAGGGTGTAAAAGATATGGGCATACAGGCAGTGATGAAGATTTTGAATCATCCTCAGTTCAAAAAATACACTATGTGGTTCATGACAGAGACGATATCACCTGAAGCTGGGCAGATTGCACCGGCTCTCGCGCACTTTGGGCAGCAGACAACAACGTCATCCCACTCAGACCAGAAAACTGGCTAACTATTTACGGCGCTTATTTGTGCAGTAAATGCACAGTGAGTTTTTGCTATTTAAATCAGGAAATTGAAGTAAGCAGTAACATCATCGGGAGGCTTTATGTCTGTTAAAAAGCTCGATGATGGTCGATATGAAGTGGACATTAGACCGACCGGGCGTAACGGAAAACGCATCCGTCGGAAGTTCGACAAGAAAAGCGAGGCGATGGCTTTTGAAAAGCATACTCAATATAACCATCACTCAAAGGAATGGCTTTCAAAACCCACGGACAAACGCCAATTGTCGGAACTGAAAGAGTTATGGTGGAAGCTGAAAGGTAAACATGAGGAGCACGGTCAATCGTATCTCAGGAAAATTGAGCGTTTCGAAACGATGACCGGAAATCCGTGCGCTTTCCAGATCACCAAGAGCCTGATAACGCAATATTGTGCTCAACGCCGGGGTGAAGGTATTAAGCCAACTACCATCAACCGCGACCTGATCACGTTAGGTGGGATGTTCACAACCCTGATTGAGTCAGAACTGTATAACGGTGAGCATCCATTCAGGGGATTCAAAAAACTGAAAGAGCAGACAGCCGAAACGGGCTATCTCACTCTTGAGGAAATTGACGCCTTACTTGCTGAGCTCTCAGGTGATAATCGTAAAATTGCGGTTTTGTGTTTAAGTACCGGGGCAAGATGGGGAGAAGCTGCGCGATTGAAGGCGGAGAATGTGATTCATAACCGGGTGTCTTTCGTTAAGACGAAAACCAACACACCGCGCACGGTCCCGATCTCTGATGACGTTGCGGCTTACGTAGTCGGCAAAACGCGAGGCTTTCTGTTTCCTGAGGCCAGTTATGCTGAATTCAGGCGAATCCTCAAAGAAGTTAAGCCCGACTTACCGGCGGGGCAAGCAACACATGCGCTACGACACTCTTTCGCCACGCACTTTATGATTAACGGGGGCAACATCATCACACTGCAGAGGATCTTAGGTCATACGAAAATTGCGCAGACAATGGTCTATGCGCACTTCGCTCCTCAGTACCTGCAGGATGCGATTTCGCTTAACCCGCTGAAGGGTGATAATGGTGGTCAGAGTGTCCACAATGTGTCCACACCCTAG